CGCCCCAAATCGTTGCTGCCTACATCAGGCCTTCGAAATGCTAATGTTAATTTTGGCGCAGAAGATGGAGGCGCAAGAGCGGCTTTCGTATTTCATGATGCAATTTATCAAGTATTTGGAGACTCTGTATATAGAACTACAGGTTCAACGGGAGCTCTAGTAACAGGTCTTATCGGCACTTTAGGAACTAGCATCGGATATGTTGGCATTGATGCAAATACCTTCCAGGTTATTTTCGTTGATGGCGTATCAGGATATATTTGGGATATTAATGCCAGCACTTTTGTGCAAATTACTGATACAGGATTTCCTACCTTTCCACTTGATGTTTGCTATTTAGATGGATTTTTTTTAGTAATTAGTGGACTAACCAATCAATTTCAATTGTCTTCTCTTAACCAAGGCATGGTTTGGAGTGGGGCAACGGCTACATTTACAGCTGATGCCGGTACTGAAATCTTAACCCTAAGTATTAGCAATGCGAATTTTGCAACAGGAATTCCAGTTACCTTAACGCAAAATGGTACGTTGCCTGCCCCTTTGGCTGTAGGTGTTACTTATTATGTAATTAGGGTCGGCACTGCATCAACAAATCCTGGAACAATAAAGCTTGCGACAAGTTATGCCAATGCGGTATCGGGAATTCCCATTAACCTTACAACCAATGGCGTTCCACCCAATAGCATCACAGTTTCCGGTCAGCTTCAGTTAGGACTTGTAACCTCACACCCTGGAACTCTTGTGGCATGCAAGACACTACATAGAAGAATATTTCTATTCTCACAAAACTTTACTGAAGTTTGGGAAAATGCAGGGGCTGGAACTAATTTGCCGTTTAGACGTAATAATTCTCTCTTGATGGAAGTGGGAACGCCCGCCATTGCAAGCGTTGTTGTTGGGTTTGACAGAATGTTCTTCTTAGCACAAGACAAGGATGGCTTGGCTGGTGTCATGGAAGTTAAGGGAAGCGAATCAATTCTTGTAAGCAATCGTGCCCTAGATTTCCAATTGGCACAATATGCCGCAGACCCAGATACGGGCGTTGCTGATGCAAGAGGAATCCTAATTAAAGAAAATGGGCTTATTTTCTATAGGCTTAATTTTACTCTTGCTAACCATACTTTTGTTCTTAATGTCTCGATGAGCACTTCTGATGCACCTAAATGGCATGAAGAAGAGCTTTTAAATGGAGACAGACATCCCGCTGAAACACACGCTTATTTTGATGGCGTTAATTATTATGGCGCATATGACGGACCTATATTTTATATAGTCGATAGCCAGTCATCAACTAATGACGGTGAGTCAATAAGACGTATGAGAATTGGACGTCAAGTCTCCCCTGAAGGATATAAACGCTTACGTATTGACCGCTATCAGCTAGATGTACTCCAAGGTGCTGATGCATTCATAATCCCAAGTGCATATTTTACGGTGAGCACCGTTACCGATATTTTAACTCTAAGCGAAAGCAACCAATATTTTGAAACTGGTGAGCCCGTGGTTTTATCTACCTATGGTGTTTTGCCAAATCCCTTGGTTGCAGGAACTACATATTATGTAATCCGGGTAGGTGTTTCTACTACAAACCCAGGAACCATTAAATTAGCTACGAGTAGTACAAATGCTGATTTAGGTATTGCCATCGACATTACAACCTCTGGAACCCCATTCAACATTGTCTCCTTGATTCGAAGAGTGGATATCAATGAAAACCCCATTATTTTCCTATCAGTCTCCAAAGATGGCGGCCAAAGCTATGGAAATATTATTAGGGCAACAATGGGAAAGACTGGAGAAAGAACTTATTTAAGTGTTTGGCGAAAACTTGGAACCACACCCAGAGGCCAGGGATTTGTCCCAAAAATTGAATTTTTTAACCAAATTCCTTTCGTGATTTTGGGAGCAGCTTGGGATTATGCGGTTTTACCGGAGTAATGAATGGCAAGAGATTTTGATAACTTTCCAACATATGACCCGGTTATTAAAGACCAGGTGTATTTAAGTAACGTATGGTCTGATTTTATGGCGACATTTATTGAGTCTTTGCGTGAATATTTATCGCAACGAGGCGCTTTTGTACCCTCTATAACTTTAGCGCAACGAAATGAGATTCAAGCCCCTGTTGAGGGACAAATGATTTATGTATCAGATGCCAATACGCCAACTCTGCCAAGAACAGCAGAACTGCAAATATGGAAAGTGACAGCAGATGTCGGTGCTTGGGTAGTAATTGTTTAATGATTTCATCACAAGGAAGTGATTATGGCAGATTTCGGATTTGACCCACAAATGCTAGGTAGCAGCGTTGGGGGGCTATTTGGTGGCCTATTTGGTGACTCAGGCGCTCCTTATGATGCGGCCATGCAACAATATCAACAATGGGCAAATAAAGCCGAGGGCACACAACAACCTTACTTACAAGCAGGACAAGGTGCGATCGGAGATTATCAGAAGTGGCTTAGAGGACAACAAAATCCCGGGCAATTCATTAATGGCTTAATGGGTCAGTATCAACAAAGCCCTTATAACAATTATTTACAGCAACAAGCACAAAATGCAGGGATGAATGCCGCATCTGCAAGTGGAATGATGGGTAGCACGCCCATGATGCAACAAATGCAGCAGAATTCTGCAAACATTGGGCAACAAGGTATTAATGATTGGCTTCAAAGCGTGCTTGGAATTAATACACAATACGGTCAAGGACAACATAATTTGATGCAAGGCGGACAAAACGCTGCGAATTCATTAACGAATATGTACAACCAAATGGGTCAAAACATGGCTGAGGCTGCTTATGGTAAAGAACAGGACTTTTGGAACACCTTGGGCGGTACCATTGGCACTATTGGTCAGATTGCGCCTTTCTTTTTATAAGGGTTAATTATGGCACTTCCATTACCAAGAGCTGTTGCAGATGTTGGCCCAGGCGGAGGTCTTGTTACTGCTATGGGCGGAATGAATTCGCTCGCAAATGATATGATTTTACGTCAAATGAATCAAATAAAGAAAAAGTATCTGCCTATTTCTACCTTGGCTCAAGCTGCTTCACAATCTGCTTATGCCAACTTAATGGGGCCTCAATACATAGCTAAAATGTTGCAAAATGATGGAGTATTAGGGAATCTTCCAGAAGCAACAAAAAGACAATTGCTTCAGATGTCTACGAATGCAGGAATGGGTCAGAATGGTGCGAGCAATGCGCTTAATCAAATGATTAATCAGGCCGCACAAGAAGTTAGTGGCCCTGGTAATGCCCCCAATAATTCATTATCCGGGTGGTTTGCAGACAAACTTAAAGGTGTCTTTGGTGGTGGCCAACCAGGTCAAGCGCAGCCACAACAACAAACCAATCCCATGAATATGATTCCTAGAACGGGAGCGCCTACTCAAAATCAATTTGCACCACAACAACAAATGCAACCACAAGCTCAAGTTCCTGGACGTGAGCCAAAAGTGGGTGATGCGGTTTATGGTGATGTTGGCGATTACGATCCTGAATTTGCAAAAGCAGAAGCTGCGGGATTTCCTGTTAATGATGGGAATGCACCCATGGATTTAACGCTTACTAAAGGCCAAAGACCTAAAACTTATGCTGAAAATACCGGGGCATATAAAGGAACTGTAAAAGAGGGCGAGGAGCTTGGAAAGCATAGAGCAGATGCTATCAATGATATAGGCCAGCAACAAATGCAATTAAGTGCAACGGGTGCGAATCTTGATCGAATTATCGATGATATTAACGACCCTAAATTTATGGAATTAAGAAATGATTTCCCGTTCTATCAAGATATGCAGCTTACCGCATTAAGTAAGATTGGCAATCCCGAACAACAAGAAATGATAGGTAATTTCATTGCTGATGTTAAAAGCTTCGCAGGTGCTACTGTTAACTCATTTAAAGGGCAATCCATGAAGCGTGAATTTGATTACGCTGACCAATTAAAACCCAATGAAAATGATACGGTAAATACGGCTCGTGGAAAGCTTACTGCGCTTAAATCATTGAAAGAAATAGCTGCGCGCAAGAACGATATCCTCATTGACTTGATGCAAGATAAGCACATGAATTTAGGTGACGCTGTAAAACAAGCAAATAAAATGGTTGATATTAAGGCCATTGATAAAGAGGTGAGAAAATTAACCTCTCCCATGATTACCTTAAAAGACCCCAAGAATCCAAGAATAACAATTAGATTGCCTCTTTGGGAAGCTAGACAAAGGGGGGTTAAAAATGTCTGATCTCTCTGGGTGGGAAGTCGTCAATGATAGCCAACCAAAAAAATCAATGACATCTAATGGAGACCTATCCGGCTGGGTGGTGGAAGGACAACAACCAGAAGAAAATGAAAGCCTTGGCAAGTCATTGCTTTACGCTATTCCACGAGTTGCGAAAGATTTAGGTGTAGGTGCCTGGCATGGAATTAAAAAAATACCAGAACTTTACAGACAGGGAAAAACAGAAGTTCCAGGCCTATTGGATATTGCTAAAAACCATAAAGCCCATGCCGCAATGCAAGCTCTAGCAGGAAGCCAGGAAGCGATTAATTCTTTAAATCATATTCCAGTTGGGCTTGCTGAATATGCAAATAAACGTTTACATCTTCTACCTAAAGCAGTTCCTG